GAACACGAAATGGTTTGGAGTCGTTCTAAAACTACAACACGTGGCGGCAAAGCAAAATTAAAATGGCGTTGCACTTCTGGTAAGCGTAAAGGACGTATTGTTCCTTCTGTTTCAGATTGCGATAAGCCAATTGACGTAGCCAAGCGTGAAAAAATGAAGCGCACAAGAGCACAAACTTACAAACAACAAGCCCGCAGAAGCGAGCGTTCTAAAAAAATCAATACAGCAAGCAGACTAATACGTGCTTTAAACAAAGCACGTAAAGGTTGACAACTACTCAACACTCTACTATAATACCACTATGGACTTGATGTTGGACATAGAAACTTTGGGCTCTGACCCTGCTGCTGTAATTCTAAACATTGCAGCGTGTGCGTTTGATCCTTTTTCCGACACCATTTACGACAAACACGCAATGTATCGTCGTATTGACACAGAGTCCCAACCTGATCGTGTTATTGAAGACTTAACTATTCAATGGTGGGCGCAACAAGGCGAATTAGCACAGGAAGAAGCATTTGGCGAAAAGGATCGTGTTCCGTTAAAAGACGCACTAGAAGAACTTAAAGGGCTAATGTGGCATGCTGAACGTATTTGGGCTAACGGTATTGCGTTTGATATGACTATTATCGAACACGCATTTAAGAGTTATGATATGCCGATTCCGTGGCAGTATTACAAAGTAATGGACGCTCGCACGGTATACAAAATGAGCCCAGACCGTGAAAAGTTAGGTAATAGCCATCACGCTTTTGAAGATGTTATACTACAAATTGGATTGCTACAACGTACACTTAACAAGTTAAACGTTAAAAGTCTCGCATAAGATCGCCTTGCTTCCAAGGCAGTTCTTGCTTATCAATTTCAACCACACAATTTAAACAAACGCTACGCAGATTTGTAATCGTAGCATCGTTTAAATCGCCATTAACATGAAACACTACTATTTGTGATGGATACTTGGCTCGAAACCCACATCTGTCGCATGTAGTTTTTTGTTTATATCCTTTTTGCTTCCAGCGTGGAACATAAGGTTTCTTCCTTCTGTTAGTTCCGTTGCATTGATTACAGCGTGATCGATAGTGTGTTATACCGTCCTTAACATAATTTACAGCACAAGGTTGCTTTTCGCACACTGAACATAGCGGTCTTTCCATATATTTACTTATATAAGGCCTTTGCCAAGGTCGTATAAACCGCTGATTTAATGTGAAACTAATAAATAGATATAACAACAAATTATTGTGAGGACAATCAATATGGCACTAGTTTCACCAGGCGTTGAAGTTTCAATTATCGATGAAAGCGCATACCGCTCGTCTGCTACAAATAGCGTTCCTTTTATTCTAATTGCTACAGCACAGAATAAAGTTAACGCAGCAGGCACAGGAGTTGCTGCTGGCACATTAGCTTCAAACGCTAACGCTACTTATCTCATCACAAGTCAAAGAGAACTTGTGAATACTTTTGGTAATCCATTCTTCTATAACACAACCGCTGGTACTCCAATCAACGGTTATGAATTAAATGAATATGGCTTACTAGCTGCTTATTCAGTACTAGGTGTTAGCAACCGCGCTTATATTCAGCGTGTCGATGTTGACTTAGCTGAACTAGCTGCTAGTCTATCACGCCCAACTGGCAACCCAGACAACGGTACTTGGTGGTTAGATACCTTATCAACACAATGGGGTATTTTTGAATGGAGCTCATCGACAGCAACATTCACTAACAAAACACCATTGGTTATTACTAACTCTAGCGACTTAACCGCTGGTGTTCCTAAAGATTCTCTAGGAACAATTGGTAGTTACGCTGTTGTTGCTACAAATGTAAACAATCCAATTTACTATAAGAATTCAAGTAACGATTGGGTACTAATTGGCTCAGATGATTGGAAAGCAAGTTTAAATACAATTTTAGGATCTACCAGCTCGCCAACTGTAACAGCAGGTAATAGTATTGTTATTAACGGTACTACAATCAGCCTAACTGGAACAACACTTGCAACTACCGTTGATGATATCAACGGTGCTGCTATTACAGGCGTTACCGCTTCGGCAGTAAGCAGTAAACTAGCAATTCATGTTGAAACTGGTGCAGGCGATGACTTGAGTTCAGAAGATATTAGCGTTACTATTGCTAATGGTTCAGGTACTCCGCTAGCTAGCTTAGGTATTACAGCAGGTACTTATTATGCTCCTGTATTGCAACAATCAGCACATACATCAATTCCACGTTGGAGAAGCACAGATTCTGTACCGCGTCCAACTGGATCAGTATGGATTAAGACAACTAACGTTAACCTAGGTACTAGCCTAGCAGTTAAAAAATACGACAGCACCATTGGTAGCTTTGTATCGCAGAGTTGCCCAGTGTATGCTAACGACGAAACTGCTAACTACGGGTTAGATCCAAGCAATGGTGGTAGTGCATTAGCAGTTGGTGCAACTTATGCACGTTACGATATTAACGAAAATAATACTGCAACATTAAAACTATTCCAACGTCAAGCAAGCGGTTCTACTGCAATCGTTGGTAACACAACTAGCCCAACTTTTACTTCAGCTGAAACATTTACTATTAGTGCAAGTGTTAAGGGTAGTTCAACAATGACAAGCCCTGTTACTGCTACATTAGCAGGTACTGGTGCAGCAGACTTTGTTGCAGCATTCTTAGCAGCAGGCGTAGCAAATACTTCTGCTGAAGTTTTAACAACAGGTGCTATCCGTATTACTCATACACAAGGTGGTGTAATTCACCTAGTTGATGCGACAGGTACTCCTGTTGCCGATGCTGGTTTTGCAACAACTGTTGATGGTATTACTACACGTGTTGTTGACGGTGCTAACGAAGGTATTATTTTAAGTAACTGGATTCCAATGGAAGACCCAGACGGTACTTCATACTCAGCTAATAGCACTGCTCCAGGACAAGATCCAACAGACGGTACTTATTGGTATTACAGCACAATCAACGAAGTTGATATTATGATCCACGATGGCAGTAACTGGAAAGGTTATTTAAACGTTTCTAATGATGTTCGTGGGTTTGATCTAACAGCAACTGATCCAGCAGGTCCGCAGATTTCTGCTAGCGCACCTACTACACAATCAGACGATACAGCACTTGTATATGGTGACTTGTGGATCGACAGCTCGGATCTAGAAAACTATCCAATGATTAAGCGTTGGGAAGCAGTTGATGGAGTTGATCAATGGGTATCAATTGATAACACAGATAGCACAACTGAAAACGGTGTTGTATTTGGCGACGCTCGCTGGGGTACAGCAGGAACAATTGATCCTATTACAGATAGCATTCCAACTATTGCTAGCTTACTATCTAGTAACTATCTAGATCTCGATGCACCAGAAGCTGCTAACTATCCAGCAGGTACATTATTGTTTAATACACGTCGTTCAGGTTACAACGTTAAGCAGTTTGTACTAAATCACTTTAACGCAACTGATTACCCAGGCGAAACTCTACCAACAGAAACTAACTGCTGGGTAAGTGCATCTGGTAACAAGAATGATGGCTCAATGTATGCAGGTCGTCAAGCACAGCGTCGTATTGTTACTCGTGCAATGCAAAGCGGTGTAGATGCTAATACAGAGATTCGCGAAGAACAGCGTGTGTTTAACATTATTGCTGCTCCAGGTTATCCGGAATTAATTCCAAACTTGGTATCTCTAAACAACGATCGTAATAATACTGGTTTCGTTGTAGGCGACACTCCGCTACGTTTAGATGACTCAGGTGCAAGCCTAATTGACTGGGCAACTAATAACTCAGGTAATGGTTTAAGCACAGGCGATGGTTTAGCAGTAGCTGATAGTTACTTAGGCGTTTTCTATCCATCAGGACAGACTAATGACCTAAGTGGCAACACAGTAGTTGTTCCAGCATCGCATATGATGATTCGCACATTGGTACGTAATGACGAAATTGGTTACCCATGGTTAGCACCAGCAGGCACACGCCGTGGTACAATTGATAACGTCAGCTCGTTAGGATATGTAAATGCACAAACTGGTGCGTTTGTACAAATTGCTAACCGTTCAGCAGTACGTGACACACTATACGAAAATAATGTTAACCCATTAACCTTTATTCCAGGTACTGGTCTAGTTAACTATGGTAACAAGACTACACTTAGCGGTACAGCATTAGATCGCATTAACGTTGCACGTTTAGTAGCATTTGTACGTGATCAAGTTGAATCGATCGCTAAAGGATTCATCTTTGAACCAAACGACAAGCTAACACGCGACGAAATCAAGAACCAGATTGAAGGTTTAATGAATGACCTAATCGCAAAACGTGGTATTTACGATTATCTAGTTGTGTGTGATGAATCAAACAACACAGCAGCACGTATTGATCGTAATGAGCTATATGTTGACATTGCTATTGAACCAGTTAAGGCAGTCGAATACGTCTATATTCCAGTACGTATTAAGAACACCGGTTCTATTGCAGCAGGCTTATAAAAAGTAGATCATTCTTTCTACTAACTTCAAGGGGGTCTTAATTGACCCCCTTTTTTTGCCTCCTGGTTCAGGATAAATAATAACATATAAACTTATTAGGAGAAACATAATATGGCGGTTTCATCATTAACTAGAATGACAGTACCTTTAGCGAGTGATCAATCATCCTCGACTCAAGGTCTATTAATGCCAAAGCTAAAATATCGCTTTCGCATTATTTTTGAAAACTTTGGTGTATCAACACCACGTACAGAACTAACAAAACAAGTAATTGACTTTGCTCGCCCAAGCGTAAGTTTTGATGATATTACAATCGATATCTACAACTCAAAAGTACGCATGGCTGGTAAGCATTCTTGGGAAGATACTACAGTTAATTTACGTGACGATGCTGCTGGCAACGTTTCTAAATTAGTTGGCGAACAGCTACAGAAACAATTTGACTTTATGGAAATGAGTTCAGCTGCTTCTGGTATTGACTACAAGTTCATTACACGTTGTGAAATCTTAGATGGTGGCAATGGTGCTAACGAAGCAAACGTACTAGAAACTTGGGAACTATATGGTTGCTATCTAACCAGCGTTAACTACAACGATTTAGCATATAGCGAAAGTGCTCCTGTTACAATGGGATTAAACATCCGCTTTGATAACGCACTACAAACTCCGCTAGAAAGTGGTTTAGGTACAAATGTAGGACGTACATTAGGTTCAGTAGTTACTGGTTAATAAACAATGGGATTTGGTAGCACACTTAGTAATTTACTAAGTGGTTCTGGCAGTGGTTTTGTACAAGGACTATTTGGCAGCGACTACTTAAAGGATTATAAGCACGCAAGTAAAACGTTCTTGTCGGACGGATATGCACTTGCGCCGCAAACCAAATACCTATTCCACGTTTATTTTACAATAAACACTGATGTGATTCCTGGTTTAGCTCAGGCCTTAGGGTCCTCGGCTACTGATAGAGCTACTATTGGTATGATGGTCAAAACCGCCGACTTGCCGCGGTTCAATATTGAAACATCTGAGCTAAACCAGTACAATCGCAAACGTCATATACAAACTAAAATTGAATACTCGCCGTTAAATATTTCGTTCCACGACGACGGCAGTGATTTAGTACGCAGTATGTGGTATAATTATTATACCTATTACTTCTCTGACGCAAAACACAGTTATGATGGTATTGGTACAGACACCAGTACTGGTTTAAGTAATGGCCCGTTTGATTACAACCGCAGAGACATTTACGATAATTTACGTAGTGTTAATGAATGGGGTTATCAAGGAACTGGGCCAAGCGATTATAAACCAAATTTCTTTAAAGACATTAAGATATACGGCCTTAACAGAGGCAACTTTGTACAGTACACATTAATTAATCCTACTATCATTGAATGGGCACATGACCAATTTGATTATTCAAATGGCGGTGGCACAATGACTAATCAAATGACTATTAAGTACGAAACAGTTAAGTATCAACGTGGTCAAGTTAAAGGCGGTGCTGTACGTGGGTTTGCAGACGGCGCAATGTACGATACAGAGCCAAGTAAACTTTCAAAGCCTGGATCAACTAATACAATATTTGGCCAAGGTGGATTGATTGATGCAGGCGCTGACATTATTAGTGACTTGCAAAATGGTAATATCTTAGGTGCTGCATTAACAGCAGGTACGGCTTGGAATACATATAAAGATTCTGACTTAGGAAGTATGTTTGCAGAAGAAGGTGTTGCACAAGTTGGTCTTGCAGCAGTAACAGCATTAAACAACCAAAATGTACAAAATGCAGTTAGTAATTTTGTTTTTCCAAAAGCAGAAGGCGCAACAAATAGTGTGCCTCAAGTAACGCAGACTATAACTAGTAATAACGGATACACAAGTTCAACAAATTGGGTTAATCCTAATACAGGTTCAACCTGGGTTAATCCTAATGATGCACAACCAAAAGCTAATCGTCCAACTGATGTATCTAGCAATGGTAGTGTAAGTAATTACTTCTGGGAAGAATAATGGCAACTGTAAACATACAACGTTCGACTAATACTACAAAAATATACGATAAATTTTATAATGTAGAACTTGTTGTAAGTACATCTGAATACGATCTGGCAGTTTCTTTCTTTAAGAAAATGATGACTGACCCAGAGTTGGCTGAACAATTTGCTGCTAGTATTTTTCAAATTGCACGCGACACAGGAGTATCTGTGCAAACATATTTAGACAATCTTAAAGGTCAAAATGAAATGCAACTAACAATGAGTATGGCGTATTATTTAAATAGTACCCGCTCTAATTCAACATTGTTAGGTGTAGGACACGTTATTACTCCTGACTACTATGCTGCGAGAAACGTAGCAATCTAATATAATGGCCAAACCTAAATTCTCACAAGGAGTTTATGAAGTTCGCAACGCTAACAAATATGTAGGCAAAGGCAAACCTCGATACCGCAGTTCGTGGGAACTTGCCTTTATGAATTTCTGTGACAATAACGAACACATATTACAATGGGCAAGTGAAAGCATTTCTATCCCATATAGACATCCATTAACAGGCAAGCAAACTATATATGTTCCTGATTTTTTTGTTGTTTACAGAACTAAAAATAACAAACAAGTAGCAGAAGTTGTGGAAATCAAACCTAAAGGTCAGTCAATGCTAACTGAAAAGCAAAACGCACAGCAACGTGCTACGGTAGCAGTTAATTACGCCAAATGGGAAGCAGCACAGCACTGGTGTAAACGTCAAGGATTAATCTTCCGTGTAATTACTGAAGACCAAATCTTCCATCGCTAAATATCTATATGACTAAAAAATTAGAAGCCTTATTTGATTTACCTACCTCAGATGACTCTGAATCAGAAGGTCTCGTTGAACAAGACACAGAAGAAACGTTTAATATACCGCAAACTTACGAAGGATACAGCAACCTAGAAAAGATTGATGCTGCATTACCTGCGGTTCGAGGATTAGAGGCAAGTGATAAGGAAATGGATCAACTTGCTGAAATGGCAACTGGAACATATAAAGATTTGGTTGATCTAGGTATGAATGTAGAAGCACGTTTCAGTTCAGAAATATTCTCAGTGGCAGCAACAATGCTTGGACACGCTATTACTGCTAAGACTGCTAAAATGAATAAAAAACTTAAAATGATTGATTTGCAGTTAAAGAAAGCAAAGTTAGATCAAGACAACGGCGACGAAACCGGTGCAACTGCATCCGGGCATGTACTGGATCGCAACGAACTTCTCGACAAACTATTGAATCCAAATAAAAACAACGACGCATAAATACACTTAACTCAGGAGTTAAGTAAATGCGCTCGCTACAAGAATTTTTAACAGAATCTAAAAAATCATATGAATACCGCATCAAGTATGTTGGTGACTTTACAAAAGAAAAGCAAGATATCTTAAAGAATATTCTTGCTAAATTTAATCCGCAGTCATACGGTGCTATTAAAACTAGCCCTGTTATGAAATGCCCGTACGATTTTCCAAATTATGAAAATGAATCTGTAAGCTCAATGGATGTAGTATTGGAATACCCAGCATCTACATCACAAATTATTGAATTAGCATCATCTAAGGGTTGCGACATTAATCGCTTAAAGATTATGGACAAGCGTTTCTTAGACTCAGTTGATGCAGAACACACTGCAAAAGAACACGAAGGCGCACTTTTAGATGATGCAGAGCTTCCTGCACAAACTCCAGAACAAAAAGAAGCGTCAGAAGCATACGGTAATAGTTTCCAAGATGTAGTTAGTAGTATGGAAAAACGTAAGTACGAATTTGAAAAAGGTACTGACACAGCAACCGCTGGCATTATGGATAACAAATAACATGAACCTATACTCGTTGTTTGAAAAATCAAACGATAAGGCTCGTTTAGACGAGCTTCCAAAGTGGCTTACGGATAAGGCAAAAGGACTTCTTGGCAAGGACGATAAAAAAAGTTCTGAACCCAATTACGTAGACGTTGAACAAGAAAAGCAAGCAGCACAAGTTCGTGCAGCTGGCGGCAAATTTGCACAATCTACACAAGGCGAAGAACAGACAACCGGCTGTGAACCTGGCGACGATGATTGTATTCGCAAATTGCAACATCCTCATCATCGCGGCGATGATGACCAACCAATTGTAAACCCTGAACGGAAAAAAGAATCATCGTTTCCAGACTATATGAATCCGTTTGATAAGCATCTTATGCATCATTTTAAAAGAGCTAGTTGGGTTCCAGCAGCCGCGGTAATTGTAAATGTCGCACTCGGTCCAGGTAGAAACTGGATCGAAACATACCCAGAATCTGCGTTTAGTGCAATTTATAGAGCAGCAAGATACACTGCGATTGATTGGCTTGAGAACACTATACCAACAAACAAAAATTCACATGCAATTATAGCAGAAGACGGAACTCAGTATTACATTCCAAATACAGAAGTGTCTAGAGAGTTATTTAACAAGGTAGTAGAAAAAGTTGGACCAGCAAGACGTTATTGGGAAGAAGAAGGAATGTACGAAAGTATCGACTCGATGACAGAAGCAGATGTTTCGGATACTGATAAATTAACAGCAACGATTGCTGACGAAGCATATAAAAATCATCCAGAATTATTTAAAGAATATGGCGACGAATATGTTATGTCTGCAATCGATGAAGTTGCAGCACAATATATTAATAGCGATGTTAGTATTGATGAAATGCTATATGCACTAGTTGAAAAACTTGATAGCAATGATGAAATTACAGAAGGTGCTGCGACCGTATTCAGTGACGCAGTAGGACATCATTTAAAGAACGCAGATGGAACGGTAGTACAATCGTTTCCAAAAACTGCTGAAGGATTACGTGCAGCACGTAATGCACTATACGCAAACTTTAATTCACTAAGCGTAGAAACACCTAAGGAAAGTGTTATGAAAGAATATGAAGAACAATTTAATGCAGCTCTCAATGAGTCAATGACAGTTAACACAACAGCCAGTACAGATAACCCGGACACAGTTAACGTTACTGCTACAGATGAAGATGCACATACATTAGTTGCTATTCTAAAAGCAGCAGGTTTGCCATACAAGGAGCATGAAGCAAAAATTATTGCAGCAACTCCATGTGGAGAACAGGTTGAAGAAGAATACGCAAATGAACCTAACGAAGTAACTATGTCAACTGATTTTATGGTTAACAAGTTAGCAGGCGGCCTAAACCGTGCTAAGTCTCAGTATAAAAAGGAATATCCTGGAGATAATCCAATGGCTGTTAACGAAGAAAACTTAATGCGTGGTCTTTGGGACCTATACAAAAAGGTATAACAATGGATTCTATTTACAAGATTTTAGAAAATTTAAAGTCTGTAACAGAAGCTCCTGCAAATGAGAAGCGTTATCTAGTGTCTATTGAAATGTATATGTATGCCGAAGACGATAATGCAGTACAAGCTCAAGCAGAAGATCTTGCTGAGCAGCTAAGAGATACATACGATAACCAAGCAAAGGTAATGTCAATTCATGAACAACCATTTGCAACATTAGGCAGTCGTAAATTGTTTAACAAGTTTGAAGATTAATGAAAAAGTTAGCCAGCTACATTAATGAATCATCTAGCCAAGTATTAAACGTTGGCAGTAAGGTTGTAATCAGCGTCAATGAAGAATATGTAATTGAAAGCAGTATTGAGAAAATTGATGAATCTGTTACAATTACGCTTGACGCTGTTACATTAGAAGTATTAAAACACGCAAAAGCAAATCCACTAAACGAAGCTGGTAAAGTAGTCGACTTTGACCGTATTGGTCGTTACAGCAAATGGGGTCAAGCATTACTTCAGGTACTAAAATGGTCTAGTAACCCTAAGGTTATGTCTAAGATGACAACCGAAAACGACATTGTACTTGTTATTCAGGATCATATTTTAAATCAAATTTTAGAAAAAGAAGCTCCGGGGATTACGTCTAACCATATTGCAATGTATGCTAAAGCGATTCCAGAACTAGATTACCAATGGGCACCTAAAAGTAAGCAACACGTAATTACGATGCCTAAAGATTTAAAACTAGCAAAGTTAGCTAGACCTGAACAGACCAAAGAAAGCGAACTAACGTTTGAAAACAATGCCTGGTATTTAAAAGTTTGGACTAGCAAACCTGTTAATAAAATTGTTGCAGAAGTTAAACAAGAAATTAAACAAGTTATTGCAGAAGCTAAAGTAGGTAAGATGCCACTAAACTATTGGGAAGCTAACCCTGGTTCAGTATATACGGCAGACAAGTATTATGATATGTATCGTGCTTCAATGCTGATGGGACGCTTGTCTGACAAGAAGGTCAATGACGAATTTGGCGATATTGACGCATATAGTTGGATCAATAATGCTCCAATGATGGTCACATATACTCCTGAAGAATATGAAATGGCTAGAAGAGCGTTTGCATTTATGGGGGTTCCAATGAAAGCACATGTTCCATTGGGAAGCGATGAACCAAGTGCAGTTAATAAAACTTCGCCGTTTAAACCATTTAAAGGATATAAGGGAGCGGAACGACGCTCTAAATAAATGTGCCTTAGGACCTTATAGGCACGGCCTGTGGCAAAATCCACAGGCGTCGTGGTGCTAACTACCATGAAGCAACTCTCGCTACCATTGCTTTTAAAGTGAGAAGCCCGTGTAAGCGGGCTTTTTTATGTAAATAATATTATGAAAATTAATGAAGTATTTCCTCCACTGGGCAAGTCTGTAAGATATAATTTTTTTGATATCTTTAGCTTTGTGCGTGTTAAGGAAAACGGAAAATTAAAAATTTCACTGAACCGTAATCGTCCTGCTGAAACAAAACGCTCTGGCATCTATGTGTGGTATCATCCTGATTGGGGATATTTTTATGTAGGTATTGCAGCGGCGGACAACTTTACGGAACGTTGGAATAAGCATATTCAAAAACTATTAGATAACTGTTCTAGCGCAAAACAAATGAAAAACTGGAAGGTATTTGCTGACAAATTTAAAGCAGCAGGGTATGGCATTGATGACTTAAAAGATATTACATTACGTTTCTTTCCTGTAGCAAGCCGCACAGAATTTCCAGGCGAAGAAGAAGAGTTTAAAAAATATTTGTCTGATATCGAAACACGTATTGTTAGTATTATTAACCCTGCGTGTAATAAAGAATACAACCCAGAACGTCGTAGTGCAACACGTTTCCCTACAGCAAAATTTAACGCTGATTAATTACAATAGGTTCTTGTTCTAGATTTAAGTATTGTGCCCAAGAAGGATGATTGATACGTATCTGAGTCTTGCGTATTGAATTTGCTAATTGGTAATAGTCCGGTGTAAATGGTGCCCGCTTAGGTTTGATTAATTTATCGCTCTTATCCCAATTACAAGGCTTACAAGCAGTGACACAATTATCCCATTCTGTTTTACCACCGTGACTTTTTGGAACAACATGATCTATAGTTAATTGTGTAGGTGTAAAAGTATCACCGCAGTATTGGCACTGAAACATATCTCGAATATATAGATTAGTTCTGCTAAACGTTTTTGTTTTACGTTTAGTATATCCAGACTTTAGTGCAATTACACTAGGAACACGCATAATAGTCTTTTGACTATGAATGCTCCAATCGTCGTACCACTCAAGGACATGTACTTTGTCGAGAAATAATAATTTAATTGCTTGTTGCCAGTGGACAGCACTAAGCGGGATATAACTTAGTGGTTGATAATCCGGACCTAAAACTAATGTATGAGCCATTGTTGTATTTACGTAAATACAATTATGTCTAAATCTTTAGAAGGCGTTTTAGTTAAAAAAGCACATAGCAAAATGAATTATACTTCTGAGCAAATTCAGGAGTTTGTGAAATGTGCTGATCCTACAACTGGCGCCATTTATTTTATGGATCGTTTCTTTAATATTCAGCACCCTACCAAGGGTAAAATGATATATCATCCGTTTGAATATCAAAAAGAACTGATTAATACGTATCATAACTATCGTTTCTCTATCTCGCTGATGCCACGGCAAACAGGTAAATCTACAAGTGCTGCTGGTTATTTGTTATGGTATGGAATGTTTAAACCGGATTCAACTATTCTTATTGCTGCACACAAATATTCTGGTGCACAAGAAATTATGCAGCGTATTCGTTATGCGTACGAATTATGTCCTGATCATATACGAGCTGGGGTTACATCATATAACAAAGGTTCTATAGAGTTTGATAATGGATCACGTATTGTAGCCCAAGCAACTACTGAAAACACTGGACGTGGTATGTCCATTACGCTACTCTATTGTGACGAGTTCGCTTTTGTACGACCTACTATTGCAAAAGAATTCTGGACTTCAATTTCGCCCACACTATCAACAGGTGGTAAGGCAATTATTACCTCTACACCAAACTCAGATGAAGACCAATTTGCGTTAATTTGGAAACAGGCTAATAAAACAGAAGATGAGTTTGGCAACGAAACAGAACTAGGCATCAATGGATTTCGTGCTTATAGATCCTACTGGAGAGATCATCCGGACAGAGATGACAAGTGGGCAGAAGAAGAACGTGGACGCATCGGCGAAGAACGCTTCCGACGTGAAATGGATTGCGAATTTATCATTAACGATGAAACTCTTATTAATGCAACTACCCTGGTAGACATGGAAGGTATTGAACCAACATATAAAACAGGGCAAGTACGTTGGTATAAAGAGCCACAACCGGGTCGTGTGTATGTAGTAGCACTCGATCCATCGTTAGGAACAGGCGGTGACCCTGCTGCTATTCAAGTGTTTGAAGCAAATACTACAACACAAATTGCCGAGTGGAAACATAACAAAACGCCTATTCCAACACAGATACGTATTCTAAATGACATTGTAAAATCAATTTACGAAAAAACACAAGACGGTACTTCTATATATTACTCTATTGAAAACAACACAATTGGCGAAGCAGCACTTATTAGTTTAGCAGAGTTCGGCGAAGACAATTTTCCAGGTATGATGTTATCTGAACCTAAGTCAGCAGGATCAGGTAGACGTTTCCGCAAAGGATTCAACACTACTAACAAATCTAAGATTTCTGCGTGTGCTAAACTTAAAAACTTGGTTGAAACTAAAAAGATGATTGTTAATAGTAAGAGTTTGATTTCTGAATTTAAAACATTTGTAGCACATGGTACAAGTTATGCTGCTAAAATTGGTGAAACAGACGACTTAGTAATGGCGACTGTTCTCGCTGTGCGCATGATGCAAGTACTACAAAACTATCACGCTGAACTTAACACACAGATTGCTGACTTTGGCGACGAAGTAATCGAACCAATGCCTTTTATAATGTTCTAGTATGTTTATATTACCTTACGTAGAGTTCTATATTACTAACGTCTGTAATTACAGTTGTTCAAACTGTAATAGATTTAATAACTTTAACTTTAAAGGCCATCAAAAATGGGATGAGTTTAAAGAAGTATACGCTAATTGGGCAAAAATTATAGATTTTCAAAATATTGGTATTTTAGGTGGCGAACCATTTCTAAACCCAGATTTTTTAAAATGGGTCATTGGAATATACAATTTGTGGCCAAATGCAGTAATTACAGTAACCACTAACGGTAGTCAATTACATAAATCTCCAGAATTTTTTAATTTATTAAAGGAAGCAAAAGGGAGAATACGTCTAGAAATTAACCCACATGATCACGCACAGGTCCATCATATCATTGATGATATAACTAAAAATTATGATTTAGAACTATTGCACTCAAACGATAATATTAAAGAAATACAAAGATTATCTGGGTTCTGGTATTTTGTTCAGGGATATAATAACGTAAAAGACCCAACTTGGCCAAAATTAAATAGCATCGACGATTACGACAAGTTACCGATAGAAATTATTAGAGAATGCGCTAATATACACAATTTAGAATTAAAAAATTTTTCAAATATACCTAAAAATACAATTGTTGATAAAAGTGGTGCACAGATAATGATTGATGCAACTGATGTGTTTGTGTCGTCAACTGTAATATTTAATGGTAATAATCAACCTTTAACATTGCATGATAGTAATCCTACTAGTGCATTTTTGGTGTGCTATCACAAACAATGTCATCATTTTATTAAAGGAAAATTGTACAAATGTGGGCCAATTGCTGTTTTGCAGGAATTTATCGAACAGTTTCCGGTAGATATAAATTCAAATGATAAAGAATTATTAACATCGTATATACCAGCAGAATGTAGTTGGAGCAAAGATAAGTTAGCTAAGTTTCTAGATGATTTAGCATATCCAATTCCCCAATGTAAGTTCTGCCCGGAGCAATTTTCTCATTATAAGTTAGATCCTAGACTGAAAAAAATAAAAATTAAACTAACATAAATACAGTATCGTTAACGAAGAAGAACAATGGATAATACAGCAACAGACCTTTTTAATCTATTAGTCAGCCGTGACTATACCGTAAAAACACTAAACAGTCAAGGTAAACCTGTGGTCAAACCAGAAGATGCTGAGATGTTTAGCTTTGATTTTGAAACTAAAAACAACAATTACGGTACTGTAGTTATTTTGCTCGATGATGAAAATAACTTTGAATGTTATTATGGCGATAATGTAGGCAAAAATATCGAAGGCGAAGACAAAGATACCTGGTATGATTTTTTACTACAGCTAAAAACTTTTGCAACACGCAACTTGTTAAGTTTCAATTTAAAGGATTTAGACAAGTTAAAGTATAGTATGCAAGGTATGGCTGCTATTAATGAAGGTTTGTTTGAGGGCTGGAATGGAACTAAACATACTAGTTATAATAATAAACCTGGTACAACACGTTTAAAGATTGTACATAGCAAGGCAATTGAAGAAGGCGAACAACGCTTCCGCAACATTGAAAAGTTATATGTTGAAAACGCCGAGGGCGAACGCTTTAAGTTGCCATTTACATCATTGGTTGCTGGTCGTGCAATGGCTCGTCACGTAGCAGAAGGTGGTACACCGTACGACGTATTTGGATTACACATTGTTGAAACAGTTCGAGAAGCAAACGTGCTTGCTAAGTTTACACAAGCAACTCGGGCTATTACAGAAGAAGATGGCGAGCAGTTTGATGTAGTTGAAGCAGGTCGCGAACGCTATAAAACTCTACGTCAACGTTTAAAAAGTTTAGCAGGTAAGCGTGGATATCACGCTTACAAAGAAAATTGGAATCCAGCAACAATTGACGAAGGTGTTGCTGATATGGATAAACTACACAAAATGTTCACACGCGAAACGATTGACTCGCGAATTGAAGAAGCATTTCCATTTTTAGCTGCACAATTAGCAGAAGCTGGATTCGCAAACAAATTATCACCAAGCGGAAAAGTACCAGTTGGTTTATATACGTTTGTTTATAGCGTAGTAGATCCAAGCAGAGTGCAATTTATTGCTAATTCTGCTGAAAAGCGCGGCATGGCAGTAATTGCCAAAGGTAAAAACAAATTGCGAATCGACGGCGATGCAATGCAACACAGTAGCCTAATTTATTCTTTGCAGCAATTAGGCGTCGAAGGTGAAGTAAAAGAAAAGCATACTGCGCAAATGGACGAAGGCATCTACAAGAAAGGCAAGATTGCATTTAAAATCGCCAAAGGCGTATTGAAATACTTGCCGCCGGTACTAATCGGAACATACCTGGCAGTACAAGATGCCGAACAACAAGAAAAACGCGATGCCGAACAAAAAGCAGGATATGCACAACAATTGCAGCAACCAGAACAAACCAAGGAATCAACTATGAAAGAATTTGACAAATTTGCCAGCTGGGCAGATCACGTAACCGAAGGCACTTGGGCGTGGCCAAGAAACGATGACCAAAGTGTTAACATGGATATGATTAAAGAACTTGCTGAAATATTCCAGAGCCCAATTCCTGCAGGCGAAGATGCAATGCACGCTGCTAGTGTGTTATACAATTATATTGGTGACGACGAGTTGTTTGATAGTCTAGCAGAGGAAGCTGAAGAAAATGGTCCGAATGCTGATGTGCGTGATGTAGTATTAAATTTCTTAAACACCACTGAAGGATGGGAAGATATCGGCGAAGCATTATCGAATGAATTAAGCAGCGGAAATTTTAACGAAGCAGAAGATTTCGGTGCACGTGGAATGAACAAATATGGTATGAGTGCTGTTAAAGGCCCTGATGGTTTCTACGCTTTAGTAAATGGCAAAGTAGTTGCTGGCCCATTTGATTCCTTAGAAGAACTAAAAGCATATCAAGAAGAAGAATTAAACAAAGATGTTAATGAGCAATTAGACATTGATTCTGGTGAAGAACAACGCAAAGTTGAACGCGATTCGATGCTAGAAATGAATGCGTGGCGTAAACTAGCTGGTATGCAAGAAAAAGTCTATGAAGACTTTACTGCGTTTCAAGAACCACAACAGCAAGTAACAGAAAATTTTAGCGATACTCCATTGCGTGATCGAGAAGACTATTTAGAAAAAAGTAAAGCACTATATGATTTACTTCGCGATCCGAGTTTATTTGATGACGAAGAAGCACAACAGGCAATTCAACAGCGCATTTTACGTTTAAATGACGAAGCACGTGAAATGGGCTTAATTGAAATGTCCGAGACAGAGTATGCTTCTAAATTAGAACAAGATATTTTAGAAGACTGGGGTTCAAGTGACGGCACAGTATTAGTTAAAGGTATTGACGATGCTATTGAAAAACACGGCTTAAATCCTGACGTTATTCGTCAAGCAGCAGAAAGTTTAGCTGAATTTTATGGCGAAGACATGGGCTACGGTGATGATATTGAAGCTGCAACTGATGCAGTTCTTGACACATGGGCACGTCGTTCAGAAATTGGTAAAAGATTGGCAAAATTATTTTCAGAAGATTTAGACGAAGCAGACGCTGGTAAGTTTGGACAGCAAGACGACGAAATTATCGATCCAGATCAAATTGTTCCTGGCGATGCTGGCCCAGATGGTGGTATGGCAGATCCAGAAGCAGCAAATAAAAAACAAATGGACGAAGCACCGCGCAGCGAACAATTACCTCCGGGTTATTCGCGTGTAGGCCCTAGGGGTGTTTTAGTAGGTCCGTCAGGTAATTTATCAAACTGGAGAGATCCAAACATGGATCCAGATTACTGGGCCAGAGATAATATGACCAAGTATGACATGGATGCCGACAATGAATGGGACGAAATCGAAAACTGGTTAACTAGTGGTTCGTACAAGGCAGGTAACGATCTACGTAGATCAATGATGCTTAAAAAATACGGATTAGATCAAGGCGTCACCCCAGAAAAACTAGCAAAAGCAAGAGCAAAAGCAGATGCTATCAAGAAAGCATCACAAGACAAAGAAGACAAGTTCTATAAAGACATGGAAATTGCTCGCATCTTAGGACGCGATGCAGGGTCTACTGCTGACCTAGAAAGAAACCGTGCCGAGACAGAAAAAGAACTCGCTGGTCTTAGAAAGAATGCTGGACTAGCTACTTCTATTAAAGCAACACCATTGAGCAAGACTGGTTCTAAGGGTTCTGTTAACGTAGGCCAAGGCTGGAGCGATCAGATGGACATCGATGATCTAGATCGTGTGAGTGCTAAGTATGGCACTAGTCCTGCTTCAGATCAGACCGCAGCACTAGCACACCAAGAGCGTGAATTTGCTCCAGGTAGTGATGAAGCGTGGGATCAATACGTAGCGAAACACGGTAGCAAGAGCAAAGTTCCGACTACCAGAAAGATGGGTATGGACGTAATGGATCTAGGTCTAAAGGGCGAAAGCAAAGTTAGTGAAGCAGGTAAGCCAGATTATCTAGACCTAGATAAAGATGGTAACAAAAAAGAGCCAATGAAGCAGGCTGCTAAAGACGCCGAGAAGAAAGGTGATAAAGAACTTGACGAACGCTCATTAACAAAAGGCGAAGAAAAGAAACGCGAAAAGTATGTTAAGGGCATGAAAAAATCAAAAGCAGACTTTAGCAAGCGTTATGGTAAGCGTGGCGAAGAAGTAATGTACGCAACTGCTACTAAAATGGCAAAAGAAAGCGAAGGAGCAACAAACGTGTTTGGTAAAGGAATTTATGAAAGTTTAACAGAACTTGAAGATGATTTAGATATAGCACTAGGTAATGGTATTACGGCTACTAGTCAATTAGACAAACCAAAAAATTCAGTTGGTATGATTGAGCCAGATGATATTATTGGGGTAGCAGGTAGTTTAGATGCAGGTGAACCAGAAGGTGTAGCAGGTAGTTTAGATGCAGGTGAACCGGGTGTCGAAAAGAACTTAGGTGATAAGATTGCTGATAAAGGCGCAGAATTAAGTGCTACAATCAATAAAGCGTTATCCGATATTAAACGTTTAGCAGGAATGGGCAACTAAACCCAAGCGATATACGCTAAAATACAACGGGCTTAATTAATTTAAGCCCGTTTTTTATGATATTAAATAAACGCATGAGTATTTTAGTCTCTGGATGCAGCTATACAGAAAACGCAAAATGGGTTGACGAATTATTTACTAATGTTATTAATTACGGAAAATCTGGCGCCGGAAATACATATATATCAAATAGCATTATCTACAATATTGATTTATTAAATCCACCATCGTATGTGTTTATATTATTTTCTGGAGTTAACAGAATTGATTTATCTGTTCCAAAAACGCTCGACACACAAAAACTTGCAATTGAATTGAAATATTATGGAATAGTCAACGATATACTCTATTTGTTTACAGGTAGTGATAAAATCAATATACAAATATGCAGAAATTATAGAAATATTAAATCCTTGGCCTGGCCAGAAATTTACTGTATCGACGATTTCCTTAAATTACCAAAAAAGATTAAAGATGAATGTATTGAAAAACAGATATTCTATTTTGGACTTGAAAATTCTGATTTAATGTCAATGATTAACACATCAATGATGTTGAATTATTTAAACGATACTAACTATCTACAAACACTTACATATCAGAATATATTAAATTGTCAAACTTTTTTAGAACGTCATTTAATTCCTTATAATTTTAGTTTTATTAGTAACGTTTTTGATACAAATAACAAAACTCAGTTTGGGGTTCTTAACAAATCGCACCCGCTATATAAAAGAATTAATTGGAGTAATTATATCAATGATACGCCGTATGAATTTGCAGTAAAATATAATTGTTTAGCCGACGACCAGTTTCATTTATCGCATCACGGTCAACGATTATGGGCACAAAAAATACGTAATAAAATACCCAAAAAAATATTGACACGCTAAATACTTTTGTGTTATACTTACTTGGTAAGTGTAGCAATTTTTGTTTGTTTTAGTAAAAACATTCTAGGCATACACTTAGGCATAAGGTAAAAAACATAGGCATAAGGCATAAGGAGAAACTTACTATGGCATCTTTAGCAGATATTCGTGCCCGTTTAGCGGCAGCAGAAAACAAGAGCACTGGCTCTACATTCCAAGGCGATAACGCCATTTACCCACACTGGAACATTAACGAAGGGGATACCGCAACTGTCCGCTTCCTTCCAGATGGTGACACTTCCAACCCATTCTTTTGGATCGAACGCCAAATGATTCGTTTGCCATTTAACGGCGTGGTAGGCGGAGATAACAAGCAGGTTGTTGTGACAGTACCCTGCGTAGAAATGTGGAACGAAACGTGTCCAATTTTGACAGAAGTTCGCACTTGGTTCAAAGATCCTTCGCTAGAAGATATGGGTCGCAAA